TCGGCTGGCTTCTGAAGAGGCGCGCCGCCAGTTGTCACTACTGGCACAGCCGGGGCATTTGGGTCGCGCGGGTCAACTCGGTAAATCTGTCCGCCCACGCCAGGCACCACGATTTGCGCCGGGGGCTTGCCCTCCATGACGCGGTGATGCCGTTCGGTTTCCTCGGCGCTCTTCTGTAGCCGTTCGTCATCCACCGCAGCGCGTGCGGCCGCCTCCTTCATGCGCTGTGCCTCAAGGGCGCGGGTCAGGCGTCGCTGCTCCGCTTGGGTGAGGTCATGGAAGCCAGCACGGGCATTCTCCATGAGCGAGGCGCCTGCGTTTGCGAGCGCCTTGCTCCCGCTGATTTGGCCAAGGATACCGAGCGCCTGCTGCTGACGTAGCGCTGCAGCGAGGGCTTGCGCCTTCTCCTCGGTGGTTGGGTCCTCGTACAGCGCTGGCGCGAAGGGATTAGCCATAGGTGAAAAGGTTCTTGAGGTATCCGCCGACGTAATCGCGCTCTCGGTCCCGGCGGCGCAGCATTGGCGGCACGCGCGGGTCGTCATCCATCGCGACCTGTTTCGGTCCAGGCTGCTGGTTCAGGTAGTAACTGTGAATGGGGCTCATTGCCTGGGCGGCCTTCTGTTGTTCCGCTGCGGCGAAAGACTCGGCGGCGAGATTGCCGTAGTTGCTCCGGATGCCCTCGTATTCCTTTTGCAGCGGCTCTCTTTTGCGCACGGCATCGTTATGTCGAACAACTCCAGCAATGGAGCGAAGGGTGTCGCCGAGCGCGCCGAACCCCGCACCAATGCCGTAGTACTCGCGCCCGGGCTGACGTAGCGCCTCGGCCTGGCGCATTTGCTCATCGAGCAGGCCGAATTCGCTCTCAATGCTTCCGGCTCGTGCCAATTCCTTGGAGAGCGCCGCGCGCTGCTCCGGCGTCAGCTGGTCCCATCTCATGCTGGCTTCCTCCGCAGCGCCTCAATCAAGCCGCCGTAATCCACCATCTTGAAACCCGCCGGGTGCTCGTGAACCAAGTCAGGCGCGACCCTTTCGAGGTCCTGCGCAATGACGCCGACGTGTGTTTCGCCGGGCTCGCCTTTCCACTCCCAAGACGCGAGCGGGACACCGGGGATGACTTCGGTGTCGCTTCGCTCGATGTTGTCTTTAAGGCCTTCGTCGGACGGAATCGTGAACATGGACGCAAGTCCTCCGCCGAGACTCCCAAGACCGCCGAGCAGGCCGCCCAGGACTGCATTCCGCTGCTGCGCGTCCTGAAGGTTGTAGTTTCCGAGCGCCATTCCGGCTTGCAGATACTGTGTCGGGTCGGCAGCGCCAGCGGTGTTGAAAGTGGGTTGATTGGTGGCCACGGCCTGAAGACGTCCGAGCTCCTCGAGCGGAGCGCTTCTGCGCCGGAGCGCGTCTGCAAGGGCCTGCTGATGGGCCGCCATGTTTTGCTGAAAGATGGCCTGGCCCGCCTGGGTCCCTTGGCCAATGGCCGAATTCAGGGCCGATTGGTACGCGTCGGTCCGCTCTCGCCCTAATTCCCCCATGGCGTTTCGAAACGCTTCGGTGTTGGCCCCGAGGCCCTGGTTCAGAAGGCGGGTGCGGAGCGCCTCCTCCCGCTGACCCCACATCGGGTCCAGTCGGCTCTGGGCCTGTCCATAGGCGGCATTGATGGCCTGGTCCCTTGCGGCATCCCCGCCGGCCACGGGGCCAAAGAGAGAGTTGTCTAGCGGTGTGCCGAAGGCCTGTCCTACCTGGCCGGTCAGCTGCGTCGCCGCGGTGCCGATGCCACCCGGGGCAAAGCCGGCGTTCATCGTCCATTCGCCATCGGGCCCGCGGGACCAGCTCTGGCGGGTGAACGGGGTATTGATGTTGGGACGGTTCGCGGCCGTCTGGGCCTCGATGTTTTCGCGGCTCGATTGGCCCATGCGCTCCGCAAGCGCCATGTAATCAGGAGCGGGTCCGGCTGATTTACCCATGTTTAGGCCGCCCTTTCAGTCTGGACGCGTCGAAGAAAGCGGCAGTGTTCTCGCCGCAGCTCCAAGAAAACGAGGTCCGTGCCTTCCGCCCATCCGTCTTTGATTCGGTGAGTTTCTTTGAATCCAAGGTGTCTGCCAAAGGCGAGGGGCTTCTTATTGTTGGCAGGAATAACCCCGATGATGATGCCCTTCTTCGCCTGGATGAACGGGTATTCCAGCGCGGGCAAAAGGAGCGCACGCCAGGCGAGCGGTGACTCCACCGCGATGTGCACCTGGATGGCATTGGGCGTGGTGTTGCAGTAGCCCACCATCCCCAGGATTCGGTATTCGCCCTCTACCCGTGGATGGGGCCTGATTGCCTCAACCGCCGAGAAGTCTGTTGTCAGGGCGCAGCCGGTGCGCATCACCAGCCACGGCCAATCGACGCGCGGCGCTGCTCGGACCACCACAGTCATAGGACACCCCCAAGCTCAAAGAGGACGTCAACGCCCACTAGCGTTGTGCGCGCAATCGCGCTCCCCCGGACCGCAATCGCCACATCGCGGCCGATGCCGGTCCCACCCTGGAGGGGCTGAGTCGCGGTGTAGTCGCCAGACCAAACGGAGGTGTCCCAGACCGCGCTGTCCCAAGTAGAGCCAGAGCCGCCCGAGCCGCCCGCGGGAGGCGCGGGCTCAATCAAGTTGAAGTCCATGAGCGCCGTCGCCTGCACCGTGGCGTTTGCGGCCTGGGAAAGCAGCTTGGGCCGGATGGAGTGCACCCGCTTGTAGCGGGGCGTACCGAGACTCTGGTACGCGGTCAAAAGACTCCACTGCACCGCGTTCCAGCTGTTGGGGTCCGAGAGCAAAACATTATCGACGTAGCCCGTGTTGCGGCACACGCGGCCATCGGTGGTGCCGAAGTACAGCTGCCCGTTCCAGCTCGCGGCAGACAGGATGGGCAAATCCCGGTACTGGCTCCACGCCTTCGTGGAGAATGCCATCGCGAGCTGATTTGTCGCTGCGCCCGCGGCGGTGGGCACCGTCACCATCAAGGCGTTGTCCTCGGGGTGGACGAGGACACTCCAGCCCTTGAGCGACTTGTAGGTGGAGGCAAGGAGCGAGAAGTAGGGCCCTACCTTGCGCGTCGCATAGAGCTTCTCATCATCAATCGAGCCGCCCGCGACGAGACGAGAGAGCGGGAGGACGCCCAGAAGAGACGCGACGAGGATTTCGCCACCCTGGTCCGTCGCGAACCTTCGCCCGGCCGGCACACCACCCAGGCTCCAAGCGCCCTTGAGCGCAAAGGTGTTGATGCTCGATGGGTCGGTGCCCTGGTAAATGACGACATCGCCCGAGCCGGAGATGCCGCACAGAAGCGTATCGAGGCCCCCGCCGCCGTCATAACTCCAGTTCCACAGGCCCCGGAGTGGCCCGCCGCTTCGCATCTTCTGGCCAAAGTCGAAGGAGGTGGCGGCGCCGTAAATGGCGCCCGCGGACAGGTACCAGGCCTTTGCGGTGTCCCGCTCCACCATCCAAAGCCGGTCCTTGAAGACGGTCCCAAAGACGAGGTTGGCCGGGTCAACGTTGGCGATTTCCGAGCCGCCGCCACCCATCGCGACAGCGCCCCAGGCGCCGCCCTCCGAGTAGACAAACATCCCGTTCACTTCATCGAAGTAAAGGAGGTGCCGGCCGGCAGAGGTGGACGCGACGCAGGAGACGCCCCAGCCCGCATCGCCCGTGGTGGTGCCAAAAGCTTGGACCAAAGAGGGCGTGTCGGTGCTCGCCGACACGCCCCAGATGCCGGAGGACGTGGTGGCAAAAAGCTTGTCACCAGCTCCGTTCATCGCCGAGCCGGTAAAGGGGAGGATGCTTCGGACCTCGTTGTCCGCGGCACCGGTCAGGCCCGTGCACCACTCCTGGTACCCAAGCCGGCTTCGAAGGACGTACTCGGCCGCGATGAGGTTGTAGAGGTACAGGCAGTCCTCAGGCGGCATGGCGGAGGCCGCGTTGAAGCGATTCATTCCACCGATGGGCGCGGGCAGGTGCGCCGCTTGAATCGATGGCTTGGCCGGAGGCCTTCGGAGCGTGCGCAGCATTTAGGAGCCATACCCGGTGTCAGGGATGTTGCACCACCCAAGGAGCGGCTCGGTCCGCGCTCCGCCCAGGTGGAGAATCGGCGCGGGTGCATCCTGGCCAATCGCTTTGACCCACGCGTCCTCGTGCGCGAGCTGGGCGGCATCGGATGGGAAGCCCTTGCTTCGAAGGAAGCGGAGGCACAGGCCGGTAATGAGAAGCTCATCGTCAAGCCAGAGCGTATCCGTGTTGGCCGTGGGCGCATCCAAAGTCGGCGTGCTTTGCCCAGAGGGCACCACCCATCGCGTGGACACGTACTCGAACGCCACCGTTTGGGCGTCGGGCGTGCTCGAGCCGGCGGTGAATTGGATGAGCCGTTGCCAGGGCCGGAAGATGAGGGACAGCGTCGAGGTGGACGTGCGGCCCTTGAGGTAGTGCCACTCTTGGGCTGACGCGGGCCCCTTCAGTGGCATCTGGCTGGTGCGGTTCCAGCCAGACTGGTCCACCATCTCCCCGAAGTCCGTGGGCAGGGCATAAATTGCGGTGCCGCCCACCGTGGCGAAGCTGTGCTCTTTGAGCAGGTGGCTCCAGGGCCAGTCCTTTACCAGCGAGCGGCCCACGCGCTTGAGCAGCGTGCGCAGCTGGATGATGTGCGCGTCCGTCGAGCCAAACACATCCGACACGGAGCCGAGCCCGAGCTCAATCGAGGCCTCGGAAACGACGTTGGCCACCGTGTCGAACGCCACGGACTTACTCCTTCTTTGACTTCTTGATTTCCACCATCTTGTCGGCCAGCTCTTTCAGCTGGGTCTTGAGCCGCTCGGTTTCCGCCCACAGCGCGGCGTTTTCCGCCTCTCTTGCGGACAATTCCGCGCGCATCTTCTCGAGTGGGGCGTTGCCGGCGGCTTGGGCGAGGTAGTCACGGGCCTTCTGCCTCAGCGCCAAGATGCCCTTGAAGTTCTGGCAATTCGCATCCGAGAGGTTGGCGAGCTGCTCCACCGTCCGGACGTTGAAGTGCACAAGCTCCGCCACCTGGGCGCGGTCCACCGTGGGCCACATCTCAAGCGGCGTGCCCTCGATGGGCGCTTCCTTGCCGGCCTTGTAAGCCTGGTATTCGCGGGCAAAGCGCCGGGTGTCGATTTCCTCGACCTGCCTATCCACGATGTTGTCCTTGTCGCCCGGAACGAAGATGCGGACGTAATCAACGTTCTCGTAAATGGGCCGGCCTTCCTCGGCGGAGCGCTTCGGATTCTTCACCGGGTAGGGATGAAACTGGACCTGCAGCTTGCCCCGGTCCATGGGGTCGTTCTCCACCATGGAGAGGGTGCTTTCGTCTGCGTAACCGCGCACGTGTGTGCTCCTTTCGAAAGTGGGCGGCCCGGCCGGCTCTGGGGTTGCCGGCCGGGCCTCTCCCATGACGCACCTGAATGACCCCTCCTATGCCGCGAGTGCGTCGTCCATGAAGGGACGGTCGATTTCAAACTCGGCCATTCCCGTCGCTGGGCCATCGAGCGCGCTTGCGCCCTTGGCGTTTTTCACTCGGTCACCCGCCACAATGGCGTCATCGAT